GATCTTTCCATTGGGAGGCGTCGGCGGTCCATTACTTCCCGCTTGGCAACCTGCTGATGGAAAAGCTCAAAGCGAGCTACGCGGCCAAAGCCGGGCAGGTCGAGCCGTTGCGCGATTACGTCCAGAAGCGGCGCGCGCTGGCGTGGGACGAGTCGCCGACAGACAACGAGAGCGACCTCAACTTTGACCGGATGAAAGGCGCATATTTGAAAGGCGACAAGTTCGAGGGCGAGATTGCGCGCTTCCTGACGATTGACAACCAAGCCGGGCGAGCGAGCAAAGGCGAAGGCGCACACCGCTGGTATGTCTGCCGGGCCTACGGCGAAAAAGAGGCGCGGATTATTGACGAGGGGCGTATCACGACTTGGGAGGAACTGGAGGAAAAGCGGATTGCGCTTGGCGTTGAGCCGGGCCGGACGCTGGTGGACGTCGCATTCGACACGCTGGCTGTTCAGGAGGTCATCGTGCGCTACGGATGGACCGGCCTCTGGGGCGACAATACGAACCGCCGAGACTTCCCTCATCACGAAATGGCGAACGGCCAGCGCATAACGCGCAAGTATCCATTCAGCCCTGTCAACGTCGGGCATGTCGGCATTGGGACGGACAAGACCCGGCGGCAGGCGCGTTACTTTTTCTGGTGCCAGCAGCCGATTAAATCCATGTATCACCGGCTCAGGTCTGGACTCGCCACATACCGTTTCACCATCCCGCAGGACGTGAGCAGCGACTACCAAAAGCAGACTTCCGTGGAGTTTAAGCGGCAGGAGGTCAATCGGGACGGATCGAAAAAGTGGACGTGGACGGTGATGAAAAGCCGCGCGAATCATCTGCTCGACTGCGATCAAATGAATCTCGTTGCGGCCCTGCTCGATTCCCGGCTTCGCGCCGTGCTGTTTACGACCGAGGCGGAAGCGCCGGACCCGGACTTGACAACCGCCAAGGAATAGCGGATAAACGGCGCATCTCTTTCTTGCGTTGCGAGCGCAAACCATCCGGCGGCTTAGGCCGATCCGTCCCATGCTCGCAACGTGGGCGGAGGCTTTTTAGAAACACCTTATGACCACAGACAAAGAATCCATATTTGCAGTCACTGGAGGAACCAGCGAACTGACCGGACAACCACTTGAAGCCGGATGGCACTCCGATCACATCACGCCCCGAGCCGCTGGCGGAATCGACGAAATCGAAAACAGGCAAGCAACAAACCCCTGCGAGAATCTGCAAAAGTCATGCGCTCACGTTACGCTGCGCGACTGGCAATTAAGATTCCTCGGAAGGTTCAAGGCGAATGGAAGCCAGGACTTTCTTTTAGTTGCTCTTCCAGGCGCGGGAAAAACCGTGGCGGCAATGGGCGCGGCCCGCGATTGGATGCAACTTAATCCAGAGAGGAGGCGCGTGCTGATCGTGGTGCCGTCGGATAATTTGCGTGAACAATGGAAACACAAGGCGCACGAGCTTTTTGGAATCGAATTAGCCGTGAAGGAGTTCACTGCGGACAACGCAATTTTCAAAACCAATTTTCAGGGCGCTTGCACGACCTATCAAACAATAGGAGGCAGCGCAGGAATCTTTCGCGCCTTGGTGAGTCGGCGTTATGAATGGATGATCGTCATGGATGAGATTCATCACGCCGGAACATTCGCGTCATGGGGGCGGGCAATTCAAACGGCGTTTGAGCTTGCGCCGAAGCGGCTGCTTATGTCTGGAACACCGTTCCGAACGGACAAGACCCCTATTCCATTCGTCAAGGTGGACAGTCTAGGATTCTCCCGCGCAGATTTTACCTACGATTACCCCGAGGCAATTCGAGACGGTGTGATTCGCGTTGTAAAGTTTGATCACTATTCGGGCGAATACACTGAAACAGACCTCATTACCGGGGAGGAAGTGCAGCGAGCGCTCACGCCAACCCAAGACGCGGAGGAGGCTTCGCAGAATCTGGCCCGCCTTCTTGTGTCAGACCGCTGGCAAAAAGAGATGATGAAAACCGCGCATCGAAAGTTGGAATCCGTAAGACAAGACAAACCGGATGCAGGCGGGTTGATTATTGCAAAGGATATACGGCACGCCGAGCGAATCCGCGACATCATGCAGTCGATCACCGGGGAGGACGTAGGGCTGGCCGTGTCTGACGAGGAAAAAACCACTGCCGACATTTCGGGATTCCGCGACGGTTGCGAAAAGTGGCTTGTGTCTGTGCGGCAGGTTAGCGAAGGCACGGACATTCCCAGGCTGATGGTTTTGGTTTATCTTACCAACATTTGCACGGAACTTTTCTTTAAGCAGGCGGTCGGTCGAATCGTCCGCAACCAAGGGGAGGAATTTGACTCGCAGTCATTCTGCTACATGCCGAGCCACCCGTCTCTGCTCAGTTTTGCCGAGAACATCAAAACGGCCCAAGGTCAGGGCATGGATTCTCAGGAACCGGAAGGCGGAAAATGCGAGCGGGAGTTCAGTGAGAATAAAGAACAGCGCAACCCATTCTCGGTAGATAGTGATAATCCGATCCACGAGGGGACAGTTATAGACGGCGAAGTTCTTTCTCCCGAAGAGGCAAAACAAATGGAGGCCATTGCGCGCGATGTAAAAATAACGGTTCATCAAGTGATGGCAGTATGGCGGGCGAAGTTTGACACGAACATGGCCGCAGTAGCGCCGATTATGAAGGCGAGAACAAAGCCAATGGCTGACAAGATGGCTGAACGCAAAGCGCGGGCGTCTCGTCTGGTGGCAGCAATCGCCGCAAAGACATCGGAGGAATATGCGTTTATTAGAACACGGGCAAACGAGCGCGCCATGCGTAAGCACGAGAAAGGGACGCTCGAATATTACGACGCGGTTATTTCCGAACTAGCCACCATGCTCAAAAATGCAAGAGGATGACACGCTCCCACCCGAGGGGCGACTGATTCGCAACTCGGACCTTTGCCAGTCGCTAGACAAATCACTGCGCCAGGGTGAAATGGGCATTGGTTCAACGTGCGATCTAATCAAAGCGGTGATCCGCGAAAAAGCATGGACGCGCCGAAAGATTCGCACTGGCGAACTCATCACGCTTTCCAGCCTGCGCGAACTTATCACCAAGCCGCCGCTTGAAGGCTACGGGGAGAAGGTGGAGGACGTGGAGCGAATGATTGCCAACGACCCCGAGGCGCTGGCGGACTTTCGCGAGGCGATGAAGGGCGAACCCGGCAGACCAAAGGCGGGAACAATACGTTGTGAATCACAACCTATTAGCAAGGGGACTGGAAACAAAGCCTACACGCTCTCCCGCCTCAAGCGCGAGACGCCGGAACTATTCGCCGCCGTGGTGCGCGGTGAGTTGAGCGCCAACGCCGCCGCCGTAAAAGCAGGCTGGCGCAAGGTCAAGACGCCGCTGGAGCGCCTATTTGCTGAATGGAAAAAAGCGAGTCAAGAGGAGCGGGCTGAGTTTCTAAAATCCATCAAAGCATAACAACCCCACAAGGGCGGCACTGGAAACGGTGCCGCCCTTAGCTTTGCCTGCATCTTCTCACTTCTGAGAAAATAGCGTTGCAAAATTGATAATCCTGCTCTACAAAGGGCAGGAATGAAAGGAACGCTCGTCGGATTGACCGGCACCGAACTCGGAACGCTACGCTCTAGCGCGCTGGCGTGTATCGTCGCGGGAACGGTGCGCGGCACGTCGTATTCCATTGCCGGGAGGACGTTTAGCTTCCCCACTCTGGAGGCCGCGCAAGACCTGCTTTCCGAGTGCAACTACGCGCTCGGCCTGCTCAACGGCACGCGGTCAATGAACGTCCGCGCAAATTTCAACCCCGGCCTTGGGCGCGGCACAGCGTAAATGGACACGCCCCCGTTCAAGCCCACGATCCTTGACCGCGCCATTTCGGCAATCTCACCCGTCGCTGGGATGCGCCGCCTCGCCGCCCGGCAGGTGCTCCACCAATTCAGCTACGACGGCGCGCGGGCGACCACGAAGCGAGCGCAAGCGCCGGCACAAATCGCGCCAAACTCTTTCAGCGTCCAACGCGACCGGCTCCAACTTCTCCGCGAGGCGACCGACCTCGAAAACAACTTTGCACCCGCAAAAACCCTCAACCGGAAATACGCGATGTATGTGGCCCCGCAGGGCTACCACGCGCAAACCGGGGATTCTCAGCTCGATACGGACGTTGAACACTACCTGAACCAAATATGGTTTCCAAACGCCGACGTTGCCGGTCGAGCTGACTTTTTCCGGCTGCTGGAATTTGGCGTAATCGGGATGAATCGCGGCGGTGATTACGGATGGGCTTTCATGCGGCCAGGATTCGAGGAAGGGATGAGCATTGACGACGCGGCCAAGCTGCCGTTTGCGATTCAGCCGGTGGAAAGCGACCGCATCGGCGGCGTCTATCAGAACGTCGTGAGCGAGGACTACGTTTCCGGCATCATCATCGGCGAGGACGGCGCAAAAGTCGGCTACCGGGTTTTCCGGCGCGGCATGTCGGCAGGTCAATACATGGACCCGGTGGACGTGCCAGCGTCGCAATTCGTCCACTACCTCGACCCGATGCTGGTGGATATGTATCGCGGCGTTTCCAAACTGGACGCCGCGTGCGCGAATCTCCGCGACCTCTACGAGATGATTGACTTGACCAAGGGCAAGGCCAAGCTCGCCGCCGCGTTGACCGTGTTCACCAACAGCATCGGCGCGACCGCGGGCACCGGCGCGATGGACGGATACGCCAGCCAAGTGTTCGACAATCAGCAAAGCGGATTGCAGCAGGACATTCTTTACGGCCAGATCAACCATTTGACCGCTGGCAGCGAAATCAAATTCCCGTCCAACGAATCGCCCGGCACTAGCGATCAATACCTGATGACGATGCTCCTAAAGCTTGTCGCGATGAGCTACAACCTGCCATTCAGCTTCGCTCTCGATGCCACCGCGCTCGGCGGCGTTTCCTCGCGGCTCGAAAGCGAGCAGGCCAAGGCAGAGTTTGAACGAGGGCAAAAGGTTCTCGCCCCGCACGCGCACCGCATCAAAAACGCCGCGCTCATTGACGCCATCGGCAAAGGCTATTTCCCGGCCAGCGTTGCGGACAAAATCGGAAGAGGCCGGTGGAGCTATCGCCCGCATCCGCAGCCGGACATCGGCAAGGAAGCCAACGCGGCCATGAACCTGTATCAAAACGGGCTGCTCAACCCGATGCAGTATTGGACCGACGACGCGCAAGACCCCGAGAACGTGGCAAAGGACATGGTGCGCTGGGCTGTCATCAAACGCGAAGCCGCGCAGCGCGAAGGATTCACCGTCGAGGAAGTGTTTGGCAGCGGTCCCGCCAAGCCAACGAACATTTCGCAGAGCGAGACGACGACCACGGACGAGAACGGTCAGCCGGTTGCCAAGGCGTTCAAGCAGACGCCCGCAGAGGCCGAGCGCTCCGCCGTCATTCGCGAGCTTGTGGACTTGCTGAAAGCAAAGCTGCCGACAGATCAGGCCATCGCGGCAGCTTACAAGATTTATGATGCGGGAAAGACCCGCGCGCAGCTTGTCGCCGAGGTGAAGGCAAGAATGGCATAAGGTAAATTATGAAACCACCA